TCAGTAGATACGAATAGTCTTCTTATTTCTCATGCTAGAGGTCTAATAAAAAAGCACCTATTCATATTGTACTGTAGGGGGTTTATCATTCCTACAGCACTATATGACTAAGTGCTGTGATAAACCCTAGCGATGTAGTGCTTTTTTCTAGTGTGTGATAGACTTTATTGTGTGATAGAGCCTTATAAAGAAAAAAGCCATTCATCTTACAATGAATGACTTTATTACATATATAGCTTTATTTTGCAGTTCTGAACTCGTATCAAGGTACATTGTGCAAAGTAAATTTCTATAATTTTTTAGAGCTGGATAGCTCTCATGTAATGTCATTCATTGACAGTGATTATTATAAGACTTTTTTTTAAAATTGCAAAAGATTTTACACATTTTTTTTGTGTGGCTTAATAACTAGGGTTTCAAGATGGGGTAGTTGGCACAATTCCAAAAAAATACAAAGTAGAGGATCTGACTCCCCTACAATTTAGGTATTAAAAATTGAGTATTTCTCAGTTTATCATTACAATAATCAAGATAAGTCTGAGTAGTTGTAATATTTTTATGTCCTAAAATCTGGCTTATATACACTATATCTCATCAATGCTCTAACATCTGAGTGGCACAAGTATGTCTTAATTTATGTGGTCGCACTTCTAGTCAGACTTTTTTTCATGCTTTTCTCATGATTTCTTCTACACTAGCTCTACTTAGTGGCTTTCATCTGCTATTATTAGAATGAGATACAAAAACATAATCAGAATTTATTTTTAATTTTCTCCTTAGAAATAAGTACAGCTCAATAACCTTAACATAATCAGAATATAAACATACAAGTCTCCTACTTCATCATTTCCCTATTATCTGCATATTCTCTTTAATGTCTTGTACTTTTAGATTAACTAATTCTGATACTCTTAATCATCAATAAGCTAGAACAAGCCCAATAGCATAATCTCTCATCCTTACAATTTCTTCCTTACTGCTATCTGTCCTCATATAGTTTAACAGCTTTTTCATATCTTTTTCATCTAGTGCATTTATCTTATATTCAGGCTCTCTAGCAAAAACAATTCTTTTATGATCCATAACATCTAATCACTTATGATTACAAAACCTTAGAAACTTTTTAATTCAAGCCAAATAGTTATTTACAGTTCTGATTTCTTTACCTTTTATTCTTTCTCTTTCAGCAAATTCTTCTATATCTTCAAGCTCTATAGTGTATGGATATTCTACTCCCCTTTCTCCAAAGGATACTCCCCTAACATAATCATCAAACAATACTAAGGTTGCAAGATAATTCTTAATTGTAGAATCAGAATAATTTATAGTTTTTAACCATTTCAAAAACTCAGATACTATCATGTACATTTTTCATTTAATAAAAAAGTAAAATCATTATAAAAGACTCTACCTTTTTATATCTATCACATAATTTAATATAAAAAAGTCAATAATCAAATACAAGGTAAAGTCTGAAAAATGTGATAACCAAAAGTTTTTAATCAGATTTCAATTATATTTTTTTAAAAAAATGTGTTGCAAAGTTAAAATCTAGGAGTATAATTAGGTGTGATAGATTTTTGATAGAGCCTTACTTTATAACAGTAAGGTGTTTTGCTTTATGCCAAAAACTAAATCAAAGAAAACAAAATCTCCTACAAAGACAGCTCTAAGAAAAAAAGCTGATTCAGTTTTTAGCACCTTTATCAGACTAAGAGATTCAGATAAAACCTGAACTGTAAGATGTCCTCTATGCTGAGCAAAGATGCACCGAAAACAAAGTCAGAATATGCACTTTATAAAAAGGAGCTGTTGGTATTATAGATACGATGAAACGAACTGCCATGCAGGTTGTTATAGATGCAATGTAATTCTGAACTGAAACTACATTATCTATACTAGATATATGCAAAAGAACTACTGAATAGAAACAGTAGATCACATGATAAAAGAATCAAAGAAACTACATAAAGAACGAGATAAAAAAGACTATCAAGAGATAATCAATAAGTATTCAACAAAGATTATTCAATTAGCTGCTAAACTGACAACTTAGTCAGACTTTTTTATTTTTCTTAAAAACAAAAACCATGTGAAACTATGTAAGCGACTGAGAGAGACTAACCCAACTCTCACTAAACAAAAAGATTAGAGAACTAAAACAAAAAGAAAAAGAGCTACAAGAACTCCAAGACACAATAGAAACTCTGAATAGGAAGCTAAAGGAGAATGAGGAGACAATAAACATACTTTGCAGACAGATTTCTTCTTTAGTTTGTAACCAACATATCCACCATGCCTAACTTCCAAAGATGAGACCTAAAGTATTACTATCAAATCCATTGCCAAAAGCAAAAAGCAAAAGGTAATACACCTGTAAGCTATTCCAACTTTGTGAACAGACTAAAAAAGCTGAATCTACATGATGCTATATACAAGCCAAGAGTAGATTTCCAAGTAAGAGATGCAGATAAATATCCGATTCAAGATGCTGTAAGGAGAAGAACAATAAACAGATTAGAGAATATTCAGATTTTAGATTTAGATGACCTAATAGAAATGAATCAAATTAAGATGCCAAAACCAAGAAAGACTTTATTCCAAAAAATCAAATCATGGATAAAGAAAAAGCTAGGGAACTAATAGATGAACTCAACGACTTATCTAGCAATTTTGAGAAGAACAAAGAAAGGATGGTAGAGATAGCAAAAATCCTACTAACCGACCACTACTGATATTTACCTCGTAAGAATAAACAATGAAACAATGTAAAATCTGCTGAAAAGAAATCAGCTGAAGATGACCAAAGAAATACTGTCTAGCTTGTAGTAAAATAATCTACAAAGAGCAACAAGACAAATGGAGAAAAGAACATAACCACTAATCAGATTTTTATTTTATTATTCAAATAATCATGGCACTACTATGCTGTATTATAATAGCTACTCCATTATTGTGGCTAGCTATAAATCAAACAATTCTCCTAGTTAAGCTAGATAAATTTCAAGCAATGCTAGAAGAACGAGAAGAACAAGAAGAAGAATCAGACTTTTCTGAGAATAATCTAGTAGAATTTGTATGAGAAGATGAAAATGGTAATGGTATTTACAAAATAAAATAAAATGCTTGTAGGAACTAATGCAAGAAAGCTATTCAAAATCTGAAAGCTATCTGAAAGGAAAGCATTTTTTGGTACTATCCTAAGCTATCAAATTCAAGGAGTAATATCTATGGAGCAATACTTTAAGGATGGAGAAGAAAAAAAAGTTTATGATCTCCTACGATATTTATTCCGAGAATTTGAGTACCATTGACAAATCCTATCTGCAAGACAAATATCTTACTTGCTCTGATGCGACCATACAACAGTAGATAGAACATTAGAGAGAATAAAATACCAAGTAAGAACATGACATTTAGTATTAAATTAGACTAAAGTCAGATTTCTTTTTCTTTTTTTAGAGTAAAATCCACCAACTTTCAAAAACTGTGTATAATGCACATCGTTTATATAGAGACTACATCATCATGAAGAAAGAACTAAACGAAAAACAAAAGATGTTCTGTCTAGAGTACCTAAAGGATTTCAATGCTTCAAGAGCTTACAAGAAAGTCTACTGATGAACTGATAAAACTTGTAGAACTAATGGATGTAAACTACTAACAAATGCCAACATTCAACAGTATCTATGAAGTAAAGCTGAAAAGAAAGTAGAAAAAGTCTGAGTATGAGTAGAGTATGTATTAGAGAAATTACAACAGGTAATCAATATCTGAATGTGAGAACAAGAAGTAGAGCTAGAAGAATGAAAGCCAAAAAAGGTATTAGACTTATCTAATGTAAACTCAGCTTTAGAGAAGCTCTGAAAGTATCATAAAATGTATACTGACAAAGTAGAGCAAAGTGGAGATTTAAGTATTAACATTGTATCCTACAAGAAATGACAGAACTAACTATCCCTTATCATTTTATTCCTAGAGATTATCAGCTACCTATATTTGAAGCTATAGATAACTGAATCAAGAGAATAATCATGGTACGACATCGTAGAGCATGAAAAGATAAGGCTTGCTTCAATATCATTGTAAAAAAAGCAATGGAAGAAGTCTGAATTTACTACTATGTCTTTCCTACTTATTCTCAATGAAAAAAAGCTGCTTGGGACTGAATAGATAAAGATGGATGGAAGACAATAAATCATATTCCTAAAGAGATAATCAAAAGGAAGAATGATACAGAAATGAAAGTAGAACTAATCAATGGAAGTATTATTCAGATTATATGATCTGATAATGTGGACTCCATTGTCTGAACTAATCCTATCGGTATTGTGTTCTCTGAGTATTCATTACAGTCTCCTGCTGTATGGGATTTCCTAAGACCTATATTAGCAGAAAATGGATGATGGGCAATATTTAACTTTACTCCTAGATGAGATAATCATGCTAAAGAGTTATTAGATATGGCTAAAGAGAATAAAGATCGGATGGTATCAATTCAGACAGTAGATGATACAAAAGCGATAAGTAAAGAGGTATTAGAATCTGAAAGACAAGAGATAATTCAGAAAAATGGTAGTGATGCTATCTTCCAACAAGAGTATTACTGTAGCTTTGATGCTGGTATAAATTGAAGCTATTATGCAGAAATACTTACACAGCTAGAAGAAGCAGGAAGAAGAACAACACTTCCATACGATTCAGCTTTAGATGTCTTTACTGTTTGGGACTTGGGAATAAATGACTCTACTGCTATACGATTTTGGCAGAGAATGTGAAAGGAAATCAGAGTGATAGATTATTATGAGAATAACTGAGAATGATTATCTCACTATGTATCTATCCTAAAGGAGAAATGATATAGATATTGAACTATGCGACTTCCTCATGATGCTCAAGCTAGAAGTTTACAGACCTGAAAGACAGTAGAAGAGAAAATGTATGAATACTGATTTACAGATATT